CCAAACGCCATCAGAAGATGTACTGCCGTCTATGTTATAAAGGGTTGCACCAAAAGATGTAGCTGAATTTATGAGAACCCTTATACCTCTACCTGCTGTTCCACCAGCAAATCCGGGGAGATGTATGTACGCTCCCTCAGATTGTTCGCTATTCCAATAAGGGGTTAGCTCCATATCCTGTTTAGGAAATAAAGGCAAAATATTTGTTCTTGATCCTAAATTTCTAATTAATCCAGCCATTATTCGTCAAACCCCATCATCACCATGTTCACACTTGCGACTGTGCTTCTACCAATTACATAATCACTAGCCCCTGCTACCACTGGAGAAAAACTTAAACTTTCATCTGGAGCAATCTGAGTGTTCTCCAATAACTTTGTGGCGTTTGCAAAGGTGGCAGAACTATCTCCTACACCAAGTTGAACAAACGCAGAAGATGAACTTCGATTAAGAATATGAACAGTATAAGTGCCTCCAGAGGAGCCAGCCTGTCCTATGTTCGCTGTTGTGTTTGCGCTGAGATCAACGCCTGATATTTTGACTGCCATTATACTTGTCCCATGAAGAATACTTTGCCAGTAGATATTGAAGAAGCAGTTTGAAAAGTTGGGGGCGCACCTGCCCCAGCAGACGTTAATACTTGCCCTGCACTGCCTGTTGCCACCGCTACAGGATTACCTGAAGCATCGTAGCTGATTATATTGCCGTCTGTTCCGCTTGCCATTTTAGCTAAAGTCACGGCATCGTCTGCTATCTTGGCTGTAGTGACCCCATCGCTTGAGCCAGTCGAATCAACGATAGATGCGGTTACCACCGAGTTTGATGCCAACTGATCTGCGCCCACGGCATCGTCACCAATCTTGGCTTGCGTCACAGCATCGTCTGCCAATTTCGCAGTTGAAATACTTCCGTCTGCTACCACACCCACAGAACTAGCGGTGAACGCCATGACCTCGATACTTGTGCCATTAGGAGGTGCTGTGCTGAATGTCAACGTTGTACCCGACACAGCGTATGTGCCTTTTTCTTGGTAGACACCATCAATGTAAACCTGGGTATTATTTTCTGTGGAGGGATCAGCAGATAAGGTAAAGGCTGTGGTACTGCCGTTACCCGTAAATTCGTTTGTGGATATGTTGGTTGCGCCAGAACCGCCTATGTCTCCCCAACTGTCGGTGTAGCCTTCAAACGCACCTGTTGTCGTATTGTATCGGAAAGCTCCTGCGACACCTGTTGGTCTGTTTCCTGTAGTCCCAGATGGGACATAAAAAGCCTGTGCGCCAAAAGCCGCTGCTGTAATATCAACAACTGCCGCTCCTGATCCTGCTCCGTCAAGATACACAATCCTTTTTGTGCCGTTGAGGATAGTAATCGTAGCACCCGATCCTTGCTTGATGATAATAGACTGACCACCGCTGGTCGCATTCTCAATGATCTGTACTCGCTTGAGGGTATTTGGAGCGATTGTAATAGTACAAGCAGAGTCTAATGTGCCTGTATACTGAAGATGTAAAGCTCTAGCAGGATCTGTAGCTCCATCTGCTACTGTGCTGGTGTGAGTATCTGCATTGGTGGTTATAGCTTCTGCGCCTATTCCTAACGCTTCACCAATAAGCTCAAGAGAAGTGTTAGTGCTAGTACCCCAATCAGCATCTCCATCTGCTGGTTCTGCTACTCTAAGATTATTTACAAAAGTTGATGCCATAATTTATGCCGCTATCTCTGTCCAATTTGGTGTTTGAGAGGTGTCAACCGCAGGCCAATCTGTGGTTTGATCTGGGATGATAGGCTCCCATATATTTATGGTTGCGGTGGATGCTGTCATCTCTGCGCTTGTAACACTTATCGTAACGCCTGTTCCTTCTGATACAGTAACGCTACCAACCGCAGATGTTATTTCTGACTCTGTTACAGGGACAATCGTTCCTGCTAATGCGGTTACAGTTCCTTGCCCAAGGCTTAGTCCTGTAAATGCTACGTCTTGATTATAACCACCTCTGTTATAACCTTGAGTTATTTGGTTATAACCAGTAAAAAATATGGTTACATCAGTCATCAGGCAATCCGAATAATTGCGTTGCTTGCGTCAGCGGTTGGGAATTGAATTGTAAAGTCTCCAGACTGAGAGGTTTTGTCTGAACCAAAATCCAAAATTAATACTGCTCTGTTAGCAGAACCTGCCGCTGTAGAAGAGTTATATATCATGGCTCCTCTAGCAGTGATCGAGCTACTGGAAAAGGTTAAGTCTGCAAAATCTGTGAGTGCTGTTGTTCCTGAAGTGGTAGGAGTAACATTAGTCAAAGCTCCTCCACCAGAACTATACCCAGTTCCAGACGCTTCATTGCTAGAAGTAAAAGCAGTGGTTGATGCGCTTAAACTTGCACTACTGGTGTATAACGCCAGTTTGAATGCGTTACCAGAACCTGTAGACGTAGTAGTACCACCGCCACTTCCGTTGGTAAAATTGTGAATCCCCTGTAGGAGTTCCTGCTTGAAACTGGTACAAACTGCTTGACTGATAGCCATTACATTTTCCTCAAAATTTCTGCCATGTCTTTATAGCCGCCTTGCTCAAACTCAGCGATAAGATCTGTTCTACTACTTTTTATTGCCTCGCTCATGTAATGCTTAATTACATGCAAAACTTCTTGCTTGAAGGCATTTGCTTGTTCTTGGATAACAGGGTGGCTTTGTGAGCCAACACTAACAATAGTATTGGTAGCTCTTTCTGCCCAATGGTCTAACGACAGCCCTTCGTTTTGTGTTGCAATGACGTTTACATTTCCAGCTTGAGATGTGCTTACTTCTAGCATTATGTCCTCGCTTTTCTAACAGCCCCTGATCTGTAGCTATCGGTGGTGTCGTATCCTTCACCAAGAGACTTTAAGTTATTTAATGCTTCATCATACCTAGCCATATACATCTGCATAAGGTCAGGCTCTCCTTTAAGAAACGTATAAGACTCAACTAACGAACCATAAAGCAGAGTGCTTTCGGCATTGGTTCCTAGCCAGCTAGTTCCATCACTAGAGGCTGTGATTGATTCTGGCTTATAAAAATAATGCAGTTCTGCTGAAAAGGACGAATTTGGCGTTGGGCCTAATATAAAGTTTTCTGCATCAAACAACGCATAGTATTTAGGAACACCCTTTGTTGTAGCAACAGGATAAGCCTCTCTTATAAAGTTAACGTCCTTAAATATAAGAAACTCTTGCCCACTATTATCTAAGGTTAAAGAATAAGGAGCTAAAAAATCTGTCGGGCATTTTAAATACTTGTTGCCGTCAGACATCGACCCAGTGGCATTCTTTCTAAAGTCAGGCAACTGAACGGATTTGAGTATTCGGTCTTCTGCCTGCTTAATTATATTAGGCAGATTATTAACAAAGGTTGTTTCCGTTGTTTCTAAATAATCTTGTATCGCAGTTTTAAGTGTCGTAAATGTCCATGCCATGCTATTTGCCTTTCAAGAAAGACAAAGACTCTTTGATCATTGAATCTTTAGTTTTTCTTTTATCTAGCTCCAGACCATGCTTCCTCATAGCAATTTCCAAATCACCCTTGGTCATTTCTTGAAGCTCCGCTTTTGTTGGAGCAGGAACAACTTTTTTGGCTGCTGGCTTTTTCTTTGGCGTTGCTGGGGCTTTCTTAGCTGGTTGCATTTCGGCAAGTTTTTTCTCTGCTTCTTCTTTAGTCATTGCATCAAAGACAACAATGTCATACTCACCGTATTCACCGTATTCACCGTCTTTTAGCTTAGTGCCAATTTGGTAAACAGGCTCCCCTGAAGAAAAATTTCCGTTTTGAAAAACTTCTAACTTTGCCATGATTCTCCTTTAGCTCGTTGTTACTTTAACAGTTCCAGACTGAGCTTCTATATCTAGCCCTACAGTGCGACTGCCTAGCTGAGTGATTCCTCCACCTACAGGGTCAAAAGCAAAAAACTGTCTGCTTTCATCCAAGCCTCTATCTGGCCTTGGATCTCTTAATGATCTAGGATCATCAACTTTAATCTTGCCAAGCTGCAACTGGGGCTGATCTGGATCAACAACGTCTTTCCCAACAAGAAACCCTGTGGGTCTTTGATTAACAATTTCTGGCACAAGATCTTTTAGCTTGTACCGAAATCCTGTCATATCACAAAAACCGTAGGCATGTTTTCCTTCAGCGAATCTACTCAAAATTGATAACCTCCGGGAGATATAAACAATGATGCCTTTCCTCTGTCACTGTCAGCCGCAAGAGTAAACTGTTCTTCGTAGTCTGCTTTTAGAAACTGTGATCTCGGTGCAGAGTCAGGAAACTTCATGCTGATTTGATACGCAAGACCAGCCACCAAACACGGCAGGAACCTAGCAGGTACATCCATGTTGTTAGACGCAGGACTTCCTGAGTCTTCTATTCTTTGCATAAAGTAATACCCAAAGGTATAAGTATCCTGATCGTCAGGCGTCGGCCAGACATGAATAGTTATGCCTGTGGGTTTTCTTTCCACATAGTATTGCAAGGGCTTGCTTTGGGTGAGCTTGTTAGATAATTGTGAGTAGTCACTAACCGATATTCTGGTCATTGATTGATCGAACTGGCTAGTTGTGCTTCCTGCATCTGTTCTTACAAATGCCTCTACTATATCCAGTATATCTGAATCAAGGGCATAAGCACTTGTACCAGCAGTCAAAGCTTTAGTGCCGTCCCTAACTGTCCACAGATTAAGACCACGGTTCTGCCATTCAAGCATAAGAAGATTAAGACTTCTTCTAGCTGTCCTGTAATCATATCCGCTTCTTAGCTCTCTACCTGCTCTCTCAAATGCTTCTTCCATCGCATCTGCAAGATCGAGGTTAAATGTATATGTGCCGCTAGTTGCCATCTACTTTTTCCTTTTCCTCTTTCTTTTTTTAGCAGGAGAACTTTTAATTTGTTTCCCCATTTGCGCCCGACTAATAGCCATTAGCCTTTACCGAATTTTTGTTTTTGTGACTTAGGTGGGCTTTTCTTGCTACCACCTTTACCAGCCCAAAAGACTTTGTTTGCCCAATAAGCCGCAGATGTTTTACCTTTCTTAATGTTCTTAGCGTGTCTAGCTTTAAAGCTTTTCCTCGCTTCAGCAGAATAGTTGTGACCCATCTTTTGATCGCCAAACCGTATGATCTTAACTTTGCCTTTGTCCCTAACAGCCACCACGCCTTTTTTTGTAGCATGGCTAGGCGTTCTTTTGGGTTTGTTTAATCCTGACAACCCGACCTTTTTAAGCCTGTTCTTTTCAGCATCAGTCAAACTCACTTTCTATGCCTCGCTGTTTTCTTAGCTACCTTCTTTGGTTGAGAAGAATGTTGTTTACCTTTCTTGGTGTCTTTTCTTTTCTTCCTAGTAGTGGCGGCATATTCTTTAGCGGATAAAGACTTGATGGCTTTTTCTGGGAGATACCTCTCACCAGTAGCCTTTGGGCCTTGCGTAGATGGCTTACCTGATTTGGTACGCCATTTCTGCTGAGTCCATTTCTTTAGACTCTTTTGAGACTTTTTCAAAGCCATCAGTTCTTATATCCACCACCAGCTTTTTTATAAGCAGACGCTAACATCTGAGCTTTCCGGGCACTCCATTGTCCCGGTTTGCCTCCTTTAGAACCTCTTTTGATTTTATTAAAAAGATTCTTACGCATGGTAGGTTTGGTATAATTACCAGCTTCGTTGACTCTGCTTTTAGCTTTAGGTTTTGACTTAGGTTTAGCTTTCTTTTTTACTGCCATTAACCGTAACTCTTAGATACTTGAATGATTATGTTATAGACATCGTCACTGCTGGCTCCGACAGTGGTAAACATAATGTCACCTGTCTTGCCTGAACCTGAATTATTCGGAATGCCTGTAAAATCACTAAAGTCTAGGGTATCTGACCAATCAGCATTAAGCTGCCAAACAAGCACATCGGTATCTGCATCAAAAAATAGTTTTACCCCCATTCCTATAGTGGAGTAATAAATCTTTTGAATTGTTACGCCTGTGCAAGAGGCATTAGTCATAGGGTCAGCAGACAGCGCAGAAACATCTATCTTCTTTACTGCCGCCTCACCAGAACCATCGCTGACATTGGTAAACCTGAATATTGCAGTTTTCGCTCCATCTTGAATCGTTTGAGTAGCTACGACATCAGCCATGTTTACCCCCTATTTAAGATGCGTCAGAGGAACTACTAATTCCAAAGAACTTCAGAACGATAACTGTGTCGCTACCAGGATCACCTGAAACAACAAGCTCTACTTCGTCACCAACTAATCCGCTGGCTCCTGTAGTAAATCCAGACATACCTAATACACCGTTGCATCCAAAGAATCCTTTGAATCCTGTTGTGTTAAGAGCCGCAGATATTCCATCTACATACCCATCAGTATCAGCGTCTGTGCCTATGTCATTTAAGTTAACGGAGTTAGTAGAAGCTGTAGTCACAGCAACTGTTACGCCCATAGGAATAAAGTTTGATGGGATACCAACTGCTGACTCTTTACCAGTAGTCGCACCGTTAGCAACAGTAATAGTAGCTGTGTAAGTTTCAAGCGTCATTGTGCTTGTGACAGCACCAGTGGTTGAACTTTTTACGATGTTTTTAAACCCATTTTCGGAACGAATTGGGCCGTTAAACGTAGAATTAGCCATAATATTCTCCTGTCTTGGCTAGTGTCTAATGTTCCATATGGAACGATTAGTCAGGATAAAAAACAAAAGGGGCAGGTGCAGGGAGAGACACACTGCCCCAACTGTCTTAGCTTGAGCCTGGAGATCCGTAGATTCCCAGAGGATCAGATACTCCGAATGAGTAACGCTCTCTAGCTTTGTAGCGAACATTACCTGTATCGAAATCACCGTCCATTGAAGTTTCAAGCGAAGTACGCTCAAAGTGCTTCATGCCGTTAGGTATATCAGTGATGATATAAAACGCATTGGTGTCAGTCAGATAGTGATTGACTGCATAACCACCGGGGATTGCTCCCATATTTCGGATGCTATTTATGTCATTATCTGACGTTCCAACTCTTTGCGTGGTTTCAAGCAGTCTATCTGCTGTAAACATTAACGCAGGAGGAACAATAAGCGTTCTCGGTCTAGCCGCAATCAACAAACCTCTTTCATCAGTGAAAGCCGCAATGTCAATGATTGCATTTTCCAAAGATGTTTCATTGAGGTCAGCCGCTGTTGCAGGCCGATTACTATTTGTACCACCAGAAACGAGAGGGTGACCATCACCACCAGTAACGCCATCACCGCTTGCTGTAAACAAGTTAACACCATCACCCGATTGGAATGAATTGGTGAAACCGTTATTAAGCGGATTAACAGCCTTGACCTGCTTGGTGTAAGCCATCGCTCTTGCTAGAGCCTTGGTATAACGTGCAGAAAGCGAGTCGTAAAGATTGTCTTCCATCGCTTCCTCGGTTATAGCGAAACCCATACCAATAGTTTCATGGTTGTATCTAGCCGTGAAAGATTCTTGTGCTGAATCATAAGAGATTGCAGAACCTTCATTCTTCACAGGTGCGGCAGCAAAGCCTGATAGCTTCACTTCCTCTTCAAAAGAACGATCAGAGCTTTCTGTCTCATAAATGAGAGTATGCTCGTCTTCGTACTTTTCATACTCCAAACCAAACAGGGCATTCAGTCCAGGCAGGAGTTCTTTCAGCATTTGCGCTCTTGAAATAGCCATTAATTATACTCCAAGCTTGGTTTCGTATGCGTGACTTAAAGGAAGGTAGGTCACAAGACAATCGGTGAACGCATCACCAACTGTGCTGTTTGGGCCTTCCACAAACTCAAGAACACGAAGGGGTAGTGTATTTGTCGTAGCAACAGAGCCGCCATCAAGGGCGTTCT